CCTACACAGATGCCAATGGCGTCGTTGTCCGCGTTATCCACATCGCCAGAGCCAGAAGGGTCAACACCGACCACCACCCGCACAAAGTCCGGCAACGCCTCGCCGCTGACCTGTCGCCATTTGTCAATCACCTCATCGGCAAACAGCGCGTTTGGCGTGGCGTCTGCGAACTCGCCTTTAAGAAACCGCTTTTGCAGTCTCGCGCTCAGGTTTTGCAGGGTGTCCAAATACCCTGCGGACACATTCGCCGCGTTGTCCTGCGGGTTGATCTGAAAATGCGCGTAGTCTGCCGGGTTGTGTATCGGCTGCTTTGTCTCTGGGTCGCGCTTCTCAACAAACAGCCGGTACGTCCAGTGCACCTTCGACGGCGGGTTGCAGTCGTAATACATGCGCGGCTTGAGCGGGACAGGCTCTTTGCCGTCAATCACCTGGTTAACCTGCTGGGCTAGCCGCGTGACCGCGATGTCTCTTGACCCCTGGGGAATCTGGCTCGATTCGTTCAGGTAGATGGTTACAAACTCCATCCCCAAAATCTTCTCGGTGCGCTCCTTGTCATCCAAACCTGCAAACCAGATTTGCGAGCCGTTCTCAAACTCCGCGAACCAATCTGTCTTACTCAGCGTGTACTTGACGCCGGGGAAAGCCAACTCCATCACCTTCGGAAAGGTGTCCATCACCACCGATGCCTTGATGGCGTTGAAACGAAAGCGCAGGATTGCGTGGCGGCTTTTGGGCGCTTTCAACGCCCGCATACAGACATTACGCACCAGCAGAAAAGTCTTGCCACTCCGCGAACCACCGAACAGCATGCAATGCGTTGCATCGCCGGCCAGCACTTCCTGTGCGGCCAGTTGCCTCGCTGTGAGCTTCACAGGCGTTCGTCTAGCGGGCTTGCGGCGATAACGATAGGCCCGCCACCCTCACCCGTGATCTGGAGCGGTAGCACCTTTCCAAGGAGGCCAGAGAATGCCTTAACGTCCTCGTCGGCCACGCGCTTGAGATAGCCCTGCAACCCGCCCTTACCTTTGCCATCGTTACCAGACTGAGCGCCAGCGGCAAGGATCGCGTCCTTGAGCGCCGTAGTCGTCTTGTTCGGCACGCCAGCCTTACGGCCCTTGCCGGCGTTGGGCGGCAAACGCTTTTCAGCAGACTCCTGTACTTTGGTGGCTTTCATTGGTTAAACCCAGCGACGGGCTCCGGTTTGCGCAAACATGCGGAATCGCCGCAAGTCGATGTAAAAAAGCCACCGCTCCGATGGTCAGCGCGGTGGCGAAGGATCGGCAACTGCTTGCTGATCGATGGAGAGAGGTGCGGGCGCGGTCCTAGGCTAATCAAAGCTGTTGGGTGTTGGACCGGCCCGACTTAAACGAAAAAGCCGCCTGAGCATTGCTACTCGGCGGCTTGAAATTGGCACCGGGCGCTTTCACCCAGTTGCGTCGTCAGGCTCTACCCTGCTTGTTGGCGGCGGGCTTTCCACCCGCAGACCGATTTGAAACCTGAACCGGCTGCACTCGCAGAACGAATGTCCGGGCGGTACAGCCACGTTTGCTCGTTTAGCCTCGAAGGGCGCATTCACCAAAACGGCTGCTGACTACGTTCGCCGTGCCTTGCGCCATACCCGGGAGGGCTGGGAGGCGAGGCTGGCTACTATGAATCAGCATGCGTTTTGACAAATTCTGGAGACGCTTACGCCCCACCCCTTGGATTCTGCCAAGTTTTGGGATGTTGTCAAAAGCACTAGTTTCAAAATAGACCGGCAGCAAATAGCCGCTTCGCCAGCATGTTTCTCGCCTCTAGAGTCAGCACGCCCAATTCCTCCGGGTCGCTCGGCAGGCGCGGGCTGCTCCAGACCTGCACGCCAGAGTTCAAGTTGCGCGCATGGAACTCGATGGCTGTACGGTGTGGCTCAGGCAGCGCTCCTTCTCTGCGCTCGCCGCCGTTTACGGCGAAGTCAATAGCCTCCATGGTTGCGCGCCTTTGATCGCGGTCGGCAATCTCCCTGGTGTCCTCCCATTGCTTCGGACTTGGCACGGACGAAAACATGGCGCTGGTACTGGGCTGTCCGGCATACCCATAGCCAGCAGACCAACGATGCCAGGAAATCAGCAGATCGCTCAGCAGGTAGTCGTTTTCATTGCGCATCATGGTCATCCTTTATTTCAGTTGTGGGCGTAAAGGGCCGTCATCAGGGGGTGCGCCCTGGGGGTTGCAGGCTCTGGCTTAACGTGTGTCCACGTTGTCGCCGGCCCCCTCCCGCTTGGGAATAGCTGCTTTGTGTCGCGCCAGTAGGTCAAAGCGTTGCTTACTTGGATGGCCTCGTATCCCAGAGCTGCCGCTATTTCGGCTCGCTTGGTGCCGGGGTTGGCCTCTACGTGTAGCAGCACCTTGGCGCGGATTCCTTTGTTGTTCATGCCCAACCCTCAACAATCATTTCCAGCAGCTTGTCGGCGGTTTCGGCGCTCATGGTCGGCAGGATCACTTGCAGCACTCCATCCAGAGCGGCGCTGTAAAAGACATCGAAGTCCTCCTGCCCCATGGCGTCATAGCTGATGGATTGCGGGATCGGGACGATTTCGCCGGTCCTTGGGTCGGTGGCCGGGTCGAAGTAGCCAGCGGCCAGCTTGACGGCGATCAGCGCCTTGGGGACGGTGTTGTAGACCTCGCTGTTTTCTGTCACCAGATGCAGGAGAGCCATAAACTTCCGGTGATGCGGTCCGTTACGGGGGCTCGACCACTCCATGCGCAACCAGGCGCCGGGCTTCATGGTTTCCAGCTTGCGCTTGAATTTGGCCCAAAGTTCTTGGTCGGCGGGAGTGGATCCGCGCAGACCGGCTGGGGACTTGATGAGCATGGCTTTCACGCGGTCGCCTCCATCTCAGGGATCGGAACCCCGGCAGGCCACGCGCCCAACCTCACCAGCAGTTGCACAGTCTTGACGTGCGCCGCCTCCCACATCGCCTCGCGCTCGTCCCTGCTCAGCCGTGAGCCTTGGTCAAGAATGAAGTGGCACAGATGGCACAGGGCCGCGACAAACACGTCTGAAGCCTTAATTGACCGGCCCTTACCGTGTTTGGCCTGGTTTGAGTGCGCAGCGCACACGGTGCCGTCATCCCGCCCGCAGTTGGTGCAGGGGATGGCGCGGCAAGCCTTGAGCAAGGCAGGGCTGCGGATGTACTGGAATTTTTGCAGGCTCATTCCCCAACCTCCACAACCAGCGCGCCGCCCTTGACCACTTCGCCGCGCTTGATGGTGATGGGCGTAAAACGCTTGTCGTTGACGGTCAGGGCCGTAGCCACGCCATCAAGCAGGTGTTTCGCAGCGGCAAGCATGTTGTCGGCATCCCGCCCGCGCCGGTCTGGTTGGCAGAACGTCAGGGTTAGCGGCACATCTTTTGTCAGGTCGGGCCACGGGCCACGGTAGGCGCTTACGGCTTTGTAGGCCAGTGTGTAGCCAGCGTCATGCGCGGACGCCCTGACAGCGCTCAGGCTGGCCCAGTGACGGCCTTTTGAGCGGTTGGGGAATAGCTCAGGGGCTGGAAAGGGTAAAGTGATCTTTATCACAGCAACCCCCTCTGCACAGGCAAGCACTCGCGCCGCGCACGTCCTGCAGCGTCTAGCAGCCAGAACGACCAGCCGCGATGCTTTGTCAAACGTGACTGCATCAGGTACACGCGGGCGGCGTGGAGGGATTTTTGGCGGTCTGTGAATTTCATGCTGCCACCCTCAAAAAATCCTTGCAATCCCGCTCGTACAAGCGGCTCATGGCAGACATAGCGGCCCCTTCGCCTGCTTGCGTATCAGCGCCTCGTCGTGTCCCCAAGCGACGGCATCCGCTAAAACCACACGCCGCCGTGCAGTGATTGCGTCGCTGGTCGGCGTCCTCAGCTTGCCTATGCGCTGAATCAGACGCGCGGTACAGTACAGGCATTGCGGGCTGTTGAACGTGTTCCACAATCCGTTTGTCAGCTTCGCGGCTTGGCAGTCGGGGCATGCCATTCATTGCACCAGCCCAGCACGGTTAGGCACAACATGGAAAAACTGCCGCCCTTGATGGCCTCGGGTCTTGATAATCTTTTTCGACTGCAACCGCTTCAACACAGCCTCACACTCGCCAATCTCCGTCCAGCAAGTGATGTAGCGGAACTGGTCATAGGTCAGCGGGCCGAGTTTCAGCAGTTGGACGGCGGCGTAGTCGCGCGTCAATTTGCCACCCCAAAAGGGTTGAATTTATGGAGGCTTGCAGCGGCTCTGGTGTATGCAGCAATCGCGCTCTGCAAATCATGAAAGTAGCCCAAATGGAACTTCTTCCCCTTGTGTCCTATCTTTGCGTTCCACTTACCTTCGTTTTTATTCCAGCTAACACCACGGTGGCCGCTTTTGTTTTTCGGGCTTAAGAGCGTGTTTTCTTGGTTTTCTGACGCCGTTACATCTCGCAGATTTTCGATTTTGTTGTCGGCCCTTGCGCGGTTTTTATGGTCTATCTGTCCAGTAGGCCATTCATCGTAAACATAGAGCCAAGCCAAGCGATGCTCTAGATAGCTTCTGCCGTCGATTTTGATTGCCCTATACCCCCCTGGTATGACCCTCCCGGCCAATCCTTTTTTTCTATTGAATGGCCTAGAGTCAATCCACACAAATTCTCCGGTCGCTGGGTTGTACGAAAGTAACTCCCGAAGGCGTTCACCCGATAAGTTGGTTCGTGTCATGCTGCCTCCAAAAGGTTTTGCACGTTGATATCTCCGGAGAACGTGATGCGAGTTTTTGCAGCCGCACTACCGTTTTCGTAGACAAGCCGCGCCTTGTCCTTGTCGCCGACGATGGCCGGCTTCGGCAGCGACAGGCCCTTGCGCTCATAGTCGGCATCTGGAGACCTATCGCCAATCAGGCGGCGCTGGAATTCAAACGTGCCGCGCCCGGTGTACGCTTTGTGTGACTGGCAGAAACGGTGTTGCAGGTAGGATAGTTCGGCCATCTCGCCACGGCAGACCTTCACCCAGCCGCCACAATCCTCGATTGCCGCGTGAATGGCCGGGTCGTCGAACACCACATCACTGTAGGCTCCGACTGCACTCATGGCCCCGAGCACCTTTCCCCATGCTAGCTGCGCCCGGTCGGTGTGTGTACCTGACAGCACGCGGACAACATCGGCCACCTTGGGGGCGTAAACACCGCGCTCTGGGTCGGTGACGTGCGCGGTCATGGCCTTGGAAATTTGCTCAAGCGTGAAGGGCTTGCAAGCCTGTTGCCAGACCTGCAAAACGAATTCACTCACCGGCTGGCGGTAGTAGGCATGAACGTCTGTGACCAGCTTCACAAAGCCGGGGATTTCAGTGGGCAGCATGGGTTTGTCCTTCGAGAAAACGGGCCGCGACGGCGGCGTTTGAGGCTTCCAGGGCCTCCTGCTTATTGCCCGCAACGGGAAGCGCGGCGGTTGCGGAATCCCTGCGCCGGCCTTCGGCGGTTGCCAAGGCGTAGGCGAAGGGCTTGGAGTTCTGGACTGCGTGCGTGGCAGCGTCTACCAGCTCGGGAATCGTGATTCCGGCTTCCAGCAGCGAAATCAGTTTTGGGTGCGATGGGCTGACGGATTGCATGCCAACCGCCTTCATGGCCTTGCAGGCTTCGCCGGGATTTGCGGGCGCGCTTCCCGAACGTAGTGAGGGAATGGTTCCGGTTCCGGTTCCGGTTCCGGTGTCGTTGCTAATTGGCTGCTCACCTGCTGGTAACGCGTTACCTGTGCGTGAATCACTCTTCTTTCCTTTGTGATTCGCTTGTCGTAACGCGTTCTTTCGGCGGTACTCAAGCATTTCTGAGACGCGAAGCGCTATCGTGTCGTGGTACAGCCGTCCATCCTCAGCAAGCCACCAGCCACGGCGAAGAACTTCCCGGTGCTTGGTGAATGTTTTGGCTGACATGCCGATGCGTGCCGCGATCAGGGCGTCATCGTTATCCAGCGATCCACACGGAACCTGTTTCCATGCCGTCACCCAAAGCATGAGCAACCAAGGGCGCATGTCTGCTGGTGCGAGTGCCCAAGTGCTGGATTGTTCGACTTTTTCATAGTCGATTTCAAACCGCCATCCTTTGGCCCGCGTGTCGGCAGGATATGGAGCCGGGAGGGTCATACGGCGTATTCCCAAACAGCGCAGCCATCGCGGCGCTTCTTGGTCTTGACCAACCCGCACTCAGAAACCCGGCGCTGACACTCTATGTAGTCAATGCCGGTCACCATGGCGATCTGGCGGGCTGTAAGGCCCAAGTAGGAGCGTTTGACGGCCGCAATGATGGCTTGGCGCTCCCCGTCAGCCTTGCGGCTTACAGCGGCCTTTGCAGCGTCACGGCTTGTAGCGCCGTCAGTCCTGCGGCTTCGGGTGTGCTGGAAGTCGATGGCGAGTTGGTTCATGTCTACCCCTACTCAGCCGAATAAACCGGTTTGGCACGCGGCTTTTCGGTATTGATGGAAGCGCCGTCGCGCCGTGGAATTAGCGTCAAGGCTGGCGTGGGCCGCTTGGGCTTTGTGGACTGGCGGCGCATGTCTGGGGCGAGTTCGCTGGGCTTGCCGCGCCAGTCAAAGCTGTTGTTCTGGCTTCTCATGGGGTGGCCTCTGGGGCGGTCAGGCCGATATAGGTGATGCGGTAAAAACCGGAACCGACGTTGTAGGGGCGCTGCATCTGGAAAGTCCAGGTGTCGTCTTCAAAATCAGCCGTCGCCGATTGACCAACAAAACTCTCCGTTGCAGCCTCTGCTTTTTCGCAGCGGGCCTGCCAATAGTGAGCATCGCAGTGGCCGGCTTGATGTATGCCTTCCCGGTCAAGGTTGAATGCGTGGCTTCCGCATTTGAAGCCGTTCCGGCCTACAAATTCGCAGCGTTTGTTGCTCATCTGTCTCTCCTATGCTTTGTTGTGGGTTAGGCGGCTGATTTGATGGATGCCAGCGCGTTAGAAAGCTCAGTCGCCAGATGCTCCACACGGGCAATGGCCCTGGCTTTGCGCGATTCGTCTGAACAAAGGTACTTAGACGCGAGGTATTCAATGGCCGACGTGTCGCCAGAAACCTTGATGTAGCTTTCAAGGTCATCGCAGTTGAAACGCTGGGTGTCGCCATCGCTTGGCGTCAACTTGCGCGAAAGCATGGACGGGCTCATGTCCATGTCACCAGCAATCGTCTTCGCGGGCTTTTGCTGCACCTGTACGCGGTAGGCAAGGAAGTCGCGCAGGGTGTTGTATTTCTCTGGCAGAGACGGCTCGAAATTGAGCGTCAACTGGGGCTGTGGAGCTGATGGCATTACGCGTTCCCGTCCGTTACCGTCTCGAAAAAGGAGAAAAAAAGTCCAATAGAGACATGCGAAATAAAACAACCTTCACCTGCCACGAAGCAGCCCTGACCGGCCTTCATCCGAGAATCAGAGGCGATCAGGCCCTGGCCGAGGCTCTGATATTTGCGGGGGTTGGGTGGGGGGAGGTGCATTTAGGCGCTCGCTTGTGCAGCACGCAAGGCGATAAATTCAACATCGGTACGGTCGCGCTTGGCGGTGCTGCAAGGGATGCAAGCAGCGACAAGGTTTGTGGGCTCATTGCCGCCACCGAGAGCCCTAGGCATCTTGTGTTCGATGTGCCACTTGCCATCCAAGGTCAAAGCGGCTTGACAGTAGTGGCACTGGCCGTTCGATTCCTCGAAGATGGCTTTCATGCGGCGCCCGATTTTGCGGGGCTTGACGGAGACCAGCTTAGGCTTGCTATAGAAACCGTTGGCACGCTTGCAGCGCTCGATATAGTCGGCAACCGCATCAAATCCAGCGTCCTCGATAACATCCCGCGCGTTCGCAATAGCCTCGCCTCTAGTTGCCCATGCAAAGCTGAGAACGCACTTGGAGTGAGGCTCGATTACGAAGTAATCAAGGCGCCCTGGGTCTTCTTTCAGGTCCAACAGGCACTCGCAGGTAAACAGCTCTGCAAACGCGAAAGAGCTGCCTATTACTTTTTTGAGATGTCGCGCATTCTCAAAAACCCATTCGCTAGCATCTGTATGGGCTTTGATTACAGCCATCGCCTGAACGTGGCGGATGTAATCTCCGTAATCCATGTCGTCGATATTCATTTAGGCGACCGGCTTTCCGTCTTTGTCCGGGGTGCGAAATTCGGACTTGCGGCGCTCAAGCTCAGGCCAGATTTTTTGCCAGTCATCCGGACGAAGGTCGCGGCGGGTTACGCCCCCCTTGGTCGCCGCCTCAATCGCCGCGCAGTGCTCTATGGGGACGGGCCTTGACCCCTTAACAAGCTGGTTCACCATTGCAGGCGACAAGCCAAGAGCGCGGGCCAACTCGGCCTGAGAGCCAACGAGGTCGCACGCTCTTTCGATGGGGGATTTACTGATTTGCATGTCTTAACTGTAGCAGTGCTACATGTCAACGTCAAGCCATGCTACATAAATATTTAAATAGCATCGCTTGATGCAAGAAATTTGGTCCATGGAACAGGAAGCGCAGAGACTTCACGAGCGTTTTGACGCCCTAAAGGAGCAGCTCGGGGTCGGCCAAGCCGCGTTCGCGAGAAAATTTGAAGTGCCGGGCGGGCCTTCTATGGTCAGCCAGCACATAAAGGCACGCAGGCCGATCAATTTGGAGGCCGCGCTCAAATATGCGGAGGGGTTCCAATGTGGACTTGAGGACATTAGCCCCCGTCTTTTTGCAGAGCTTGAGGCCGCAAATAGAGCAAAGGCGAAGCCGGTGATGGCAATCGAGCCTATTGAAGAGCGCCGGGCGTTTGTCAGAGTGCCAATGCTGGCCAATGCTGGCGCAATGGGTTCTGGCACCCATCAACTCGCTGATGACGTCGTCGTAGGCGCAATTTCGCTTTCGCCTGGCTGGGTAAAGGACGCCATCAAGCCGACCAATCCGACAAATCTGCGGTTTATGAACGCTTACGGTGATTCCATGACGCCCACCCTGTCTGACGGGGATATTGTTTTGGTGGATACCGGGTCAACTGACGCATCGGTTGATGGCGTCTACGTGCTTGAGGCGCATAGGCGGATATTTATCAAGCGCGTCCGTCAACGGATGGATGGTCAATTTGAGATTAGCAGTGACAACCAGAGCATAAAAACAACCGACCTACTTTCCGGAGACCATGCCGTCCGCGTCTTGGGGCGCGTTTTGTGGGTCTGGAACGGAGTAAGGCTATAAGCCGCGCCCACGCGGATCGTGGGATTTTTAGGGGAAAATAATGAAAATCGCTATTGTTTTTGTAGCTGTTTGTGCAGTCACGGCCAGCGCCTTCGCCCAGACCTACGTGAAGCCACACGTCCGCAAGGACGGGACTTACGTCGAGGGACACGTTCGCAGCGCGCCGAACAACACCAACCTGGACAACTACGGCACCAAGGGTAATTTCAACCCCTATACGGGCCAGCAAGGCACACAGCAGCCGAACTACTTCCCGCAACCCAGCTACCAGGCGCCAAGCTATCAACAGCCTCGCCAGCAGCAGTGCGGCCTGAATGGGCAGGGCTTTTACGTATGTCAGTGAACACCGGATGAAGACGCGCAGTGATGTGCGG